GCTCTACCCTTGTAATCGGTCAAGGTAGGACGGATTGAATTAAGCCATCCATCTTCAAGGTTAGGAATGAATGAAGCCTCATCAATAACAACAAAGTGAAACTTCCTGCCTCGTAGATTATCCAATCTCTCCCCGGTAAAGAACTGAACTGAACCGTTATTCGGGAACTGGATAGTTAAATCTGACCTATTAGATGCGAATGGTACTGCCTTCGCTAATTTATCAAAGAAGGTTTTAGCAAGATTGTAGGTAGGTGTAATGTATGCTACTGACCTTCCGATTATGGCATTGGTAATAATCTCTACCTGCGAAAGTTCTGACTTGCCGAACCTTCTACCGCACATGATAACCCTAAACCTTGTTGAGTTGTCAAGGATTCCTTGTTGGTTGATATGTGGAGCAGGTAGTTCAAGAATCATGATTCAGAATAATAAGCTAATGTAGTTTTATTTTTATGTGTTCCATCAAGATACCTCTGCAAATTTTTTGCTTTTATCATTTTATCTTTAGCAGCATCTTTTAGAGAGGAATATATTTTGTTTGTTTCAGTACATATTACCTTTCTTGAACGTGGATGATTTGCAGAATCTTGATATAAAATTTTTAAAGAATCTGATATTTTACATTTTGTTGATTCTTTGTAAATTTTACCTTTTGCTTTAATTGATAGTTTTTTCCTTGTTTCCTCACTTGGTACTGTCTTATATGCTCCATCACCTCCACCTGTTAAATTAACAAGGCTTCCTGTTCCAATATCATTTCTACCATATAATTCTATAAATTCTTTTTCTTTTTTACAAGCATCATCCCAGGACAAATTATCAAATAGTATTTCAATTTCGTATGCAGTTTTTTTAACAATGTTATACCAATGCTTATTTCTTCTTGATTTTTCATTGGCTCTTCTATATCTATTGTCTGAACCTATTCCAATATAAAATGGTTCATTTTTATCTAATCTTATATGCCTATACAAATAAGCCATACCTATAAAATAGTTTTACCTTTAGTAAAAATAACTTCTATTTTCCCATCTTGTGTAATTTGCTGAGTTTCTTTTGGACGCCCATATACCCTGCTCAACAAAGTATCAATGGAATAAAGGCTGCCCTTCTTCAGGCTTGTCATCAAAGCATTGGCTATGGTCTTTTCTAAAATAGTAGCTTTGGGATTGTCCCATACCTGTTTTAGTTCCTCCATATCCATTGACATGATTGTCTGGATGGTATCATTCACCTCACTTAACTTATATCCTTGTTCCTTTAACAAAGTAACATACTTCTTCGGTCTGCCGTTAGGGTTATTGGTTTCCCCTTTATTTGGCACTACCAATGTACCCCCATTCTTTCCTGCTATCTTTCTTGGCACTTTGTTAATACTTTGTTTTTATCAATTTGAGCGGTAAGGTCAGTACTGCCCTGCCTTCTTTTGGTTGGAATACCAAACGCATTACTTTTATGCTATAACCGCTTGTTTCTTTGGATATGGTTTACTTAATGATTTACACAAATTTATCATATTTTTATCAATAGGGTATATATACTTCCATTTAGGCTTTGTTTTTATCAGTTCAACTTTTAACCCTTTATTTTTCAATTTTTCTATACTTGATGTGCCATATCTTGAACCCAAACTTCTTCTATGTTCTCTCTTTCCATTTATCACTAAATTAGTATCTGTTGAATATCCAATATAATACCAATTTGTTGCCTGATAAATCGAACCAATATGTCCTTGTTCACTATCTGCATAGCTAACTAATATTTTAACATTTGGAGCATCTTTTTTTACAAGTTTCATAGCTATTGACATAGATTTACTTGTGCTTTCTTGTTTACCATTTAATGCCATCCTAAGTAATTCTATAACATTGCCCTGATTTAATCCGAATGGTTTTGCGATATTATTTGCTGCACCTAAACCAAAACATATTACTCCACACCATTCTTTTTTGTCATTAAACACAGAATATGCTAATCCAACATTAGGTATTGATTTAGCATAATGAAAGTTTAAACAAGCATATCTAATAGCCTTATATGATGCTTTCTCTAATCTCATATTTCACCTGCTGATACTGAAAAGAATGCACCATTATATTTTCTATCAATCAATTCTCTAATATCTATTTCAGCCTTCTGCAATTGCTCTGGTGATTCAAAAGTTATTTTCATAGTAGGTGGCTTATTCTTTTCATCTGCTATTAATTCATCTTCACTTGGCATTTCCATAAAGTTTGGAATATCTAACCCCCATTCTGATAATTCTTCAGCATTCCAATTGTTTGCTAAATCTTCCCAATCCCACTCTCCATACCCGACATTGTCCTTGATGATGAACTGCCTTTGCTGCTCTTCTGATAAATCATCGGCAAGAATAACGGGTACTTCACGCAGTCCTGCTTCTTTACAGGCTTTCAGTCGCATATTACCTCCGAGTACGATGCCATCAGCATTTATCACGATAGGGCGAAGGTTTAGCATCTCAGGGAACTCTTTGATTGATTTAACAAGTTTATGGAACTTATCATCTTTTATCAATCGTGGGTTATTCGGATTCGCTTTGATATCCTTTAGAAGCATTTTCTTTACATTCATCTGATAAAAAGTTTAAAGATAAAATCAAGGCCGAACATAACCGCACCCAGTCCAATGGTGAAGAATGTCATCCGTAGTGTTGCCTGAACTGTTGCTGATAAGATTCCGAAGATGTGCTTGAATGTTTTACGCTTCGGCTTTGGTGTGCATCGTGGGTAATGGCTCATATTGATTGTGTTTGATTGTATGGCAAATATAACTCACCTGCATCATATTTAACTTTCCAGGTATTAAATTTATCCAATGCTACTGATAAACCTTCATCCTTCATCTTCCTGTACTCTGTGCCATTCCCTACATCATTACCTAAATGCTCTGCCATTAGGTCTGATAAATAATAATTAAGCAGTCCTGCTTTATGTAAGCGGTAGCAGTAGTCAGAATCATTCATGCCGTAATTATCTTGTGCTTCGTTCCAGTAGCCTATTGTCTCGAAGGCTTTACGGGTAATCATACAGTCCCCAAATACACCCCATGCAGGATGCACTTTAACTCCGTTTATCAGTTGCGGCTCAGGTAATGTTTCCACGCAATAAATGGCTGCCATGCCTGTGTCAGGTATATTCTGATATGCTTCTAATGCTTTATGCTTCCACCCTAAGGGTAAGCGGATATCATTAGCACAGATAAAACAATAATCATAACCCTTTACTTCAAAGAAGTACTGCATCCCTTCATTGATGGCTGCCGATATGCCGAGCCTGTCAACAATGTAAACTTCTTCCTGCCCAATAGATTGCAGTACCTGTTCCGTGTATTCCGTTCGTGCTTTGTAGTTTAATAGAATAACGCTCATTTTCTAATATTTGGTCCGAGTAATCTAATAGGAACACCTGCGTATTTCATGCCCTGTAAAAGGATGGACTTCTTTGCCACAAAGCTATTCGCACCAATCATGCAGCCAGGGGGGATGTAAACCCCCTGATGTATAGAAGCATTCATGCCGATGTTAGTTCCTTTACCGATTGTACACTTTCCTGCAATGACTACACCCATCGCAGCAGTAACATCATCCTCAAGAAAGCAGTCATGGCTGATATGGGTATGCTTTTGGATATAGCAATTATCACCGATAAAAGTGCGATGCTCTGCACCTGCATCAATACTAACGTAACCCATCAGCTTTGTGCCTTTACCGATATGTACCCCTTCGTTATGATGCTCTTTGCCTTTCCACTCCGGTGGTAAACCTACCGCACAGAATGGGCCTATGTAAACATCTTCATCAATGCTTACGTTTATGCCGATAAAAGCGGTCGGGTCTATGATGGCCGAATGATGAATCATTTATTTATCTTTTTACAATGAGGGCAAACGCTTTCCACTTTTAAGGACTTAATAATGGTCTGCGTGTACACTTTTCGGCAGTTACTGCACTTAACCCAAATATCAGTCAGCTTCGTTAATATACTCATTGATGGCGATGTTATATTCGATGAAGATATCATTTAACTGAGCAATGTTTATATATTCGTATTCCATTGCTTTCTGCTGAATCTTCCAGATAGCTAAAGCCATATCCAATGACTTGATGCACCGCATATGGGCCTTCTTATCATTCGGATTGTTAAGGTTGAACCTGATTGTTGCATTCATTTCCGTTTGTATTTTGGGGTTTGAGTTTTGCTGCTCTTTCATCGTTTTGCTTTTTAGCCTGATATTTACCGGATGCCAGTATAGCCGTCCATACTTCCATAGCTTTCTCTTTGGTCGGATATATACATTTTCCTGCTCCTATCCTGAACTTCCCGTTGCTGCATTCAATTACTGGCATATAAATAAATTAAAAAAGGTACTGATAAAACTGATATAAAAAAAGTTACATAAAAGATAATTCCTAAAACATCATAAACCTTCATCATTACCTTTTCTTTCCGTGTCCATGGGCCGTATGCCATACGCAGGGATTCCTGAAGGATTTGCATATCCTTTTGAAATTGGCCTAATGACTTATGCGGCAGTCCATCGTTTACAGGCATGATTCAAATATTTGTTTACGTTCTTCATTTATCTTTTTAATGTGGTAATGCTCACGGCAGTAGTCCCCGTTTATCTGCCCAATCTCTTTCCTATAAATAGCATCTTTGCATAATTTTTTAACGGCTTCGAACCAGTCGCTTTGCTTATTTATTTTTATGATATGCGGACAGGATGCGTAAGGTTCTACGTTCGAAGCAATGACAGGCAGATTCTTTACGGCGGCTTCGAGTACCTTCAGGTTTGATTTCATGCTATTGAAAAGGGAATCCACTAAAGGAACAAGTACTGCATCGGCATCCTTGTAAAAGTTAATGTAAAGGTCAACGGGTAAGCCTTCACGAACATTCCCAGGTACTTTAAAGCCGCAAAGGAAGTTATCAATCATCCTGTGCCATATCGGAGTTTTAATGCTATTCTCAGGCTCATATCCGCATATCTGAAAATGTGCTTTACTTTTGATATACGGGTCGGCTGCTATCCTCTGCATCGGTCTTTTCAGTATAGCTATATCCTTTTCATGCGTTGCTGAACCTGCCCATATAAATCGGATTTTATCCGAATAAGTAACGTCATTTTTACATTGGTCCTCATCATACGGCAAGGCATTCGGCAGGATGTAAACATTTTTGTTTATTTTTTTTATCTCTGCGTATAGCTTTTCATTCGTGCAGGTTACGATATCAGCTATGCGGATATGGTCAATGATACGCTGAACCGGATAGCTACTATAAAGCATATGCCATACGTCAAGATGCCAAAAGTCATCAATATCAACGATTAGCTTAAAGCCGTATTTCTTCCGCAGGGCAGCAATTTCATCAGCTTCCTTGCCCATTATGTACCGATTGATGTACAAGATATTGTACCCTTTGTCAAGTTCTTCTTCTGTTAAGGCATCCGTTAGCATTGCGTATTCCTTCGGCATATACATAGTAGGGATAAATAGCCTATGATAGCTTACACCTGATTGCCTTGCTCCTATGGTTAGTATTCTCATTTCTTTGCAGGTCTGCCCCGTTTTGGTTTATCAATTTGCACAGGTTGCTCTTCTTCTTTAGGCAGTCCATCATAGTACATTATCAGCCGCTTCATCATATCCATTACACAGGCAGAACACCATACGGTTAAGATATAGTTCGGGTCAAGGTAGCTGCGGTATATCTGCTCATACCTGTTCAGAATATGTATCGGGATATTGCGAAGGTAACCAATACGAACGGAGTTAAAGTTAATGATATTCTCTTCTATAAATTCTTTATCTGATTGTGTCATTCTGTAAATGTTTTATTGTAATATGCTTCTGCATTGTGAACTGTATTGTCGCTGAACATCTCGAACCTGCCATCTATTGCACCTTGTTCGTAGGCATCTAGTATTTGTTCCTTCTCCATTTGTTTGGCTTGTATAAATCTCATATCCCAATATGCATTAGTTCCTTGCTCAGTCATTTTTTGAAATAACCATTCTACTGCTGTTTGTTGTGCCATAGTTATTTATTATAAGTTTTAAAATAATGCTTTATTGCCCAACCAAAAAACAGCCTTAAAATTTCTCTTTGTTTTTTCTTTGGTATCATAAAGAAATAATTTTTTATTTCTATTGCATCTCTTTTAGCTTCTTGGATATGAAAATTTGTTGTATATTGTTTACATTTATCACATTGTAGCTTTTCTGGTCTTTTATATTCATCATAATCCCCATGATAAATGCATTCAACTTCTACAACTCCAACCCATTTGTAATTACATATATCACATTCGCAATTACAAACAATATACCCTAATCCTACTTCCATAGTTATTTCTTGAAAAATATGTTATTCATTAGATTTCTAAAAAGCGGTGCAGCTACTCCTGATGCAAATGCTACAAGAATGACATTAAGTATGGATACCGGAAGCAGATAGTAAACAATCGCAAGGTAAAAGGATAGGCACATATGACAGTTAAAAGGCTTAAAGTTTATCTTCCACTTCTCAGGGAATCTGCCCATATCAATAAAATAAAATACTGATAAAAGAACTGCAAAGATGATTTTGATTGATAGCATAGCTTTTGGGTTTTGGTGATTAATCTTGTATAGTCATATTCCTGACCTTAAAATATAAATATGTTTTCACTTTCTTTATTGTCATGCTCAGGCTGCGATAGGGTATTTTAGTATTCCTGCTCAATTCCATTATGTTCATTCCGCTTTCCGAATACAGTTTAAATATTTCCTTTTCATACCAATGAAGTACTTCCATACTTTTATTTAGCTTATACATCATTTCATCCATAGGGTAAGGCTCTTCTTCTTTCGTATCGTACTGTATGCCCCATTCTTCAACTTGTCTTCTAAACTTATTATAGAACGTGCTTCGGTCTGATTTTATCATTGATAGCATAGTACGAACGAGGTAGAACTTCAAGAATCCGCTTTCGTGCATCTGCATAAGCCTTGCCTCTTCCATTTCACAAAGTACCATAAACATTTCCTGTCGCAGGTCATCCTGAAGGTCAACAGGCTGCATCTTGCCTATTGCCTGTGCAATGTCTTTATCTTTGTATAACTGATTGATGATATCGTTCTTTGTTACTCCCATTCCTTTATCAGAACGTTACCATTATCATCCATTGCAATGTAAACATGACATCCTGCTTTTTTTGCTCTTGTCATAAAGTTAGCTTGATATTCTGATATTTTATCATTTTTTGTCTTCACTTCGCAATAAACTGATAAACCTGTCTTCTTACAAAATCCGATAATATCCGGAACACCTTTCAAGCCATTGAACTTTCTTCCAGGGATAGCAAGGTTATTATGCCGCCATACAAAGTAATGCCGCATCTCCATTTCAATCATTGCTACTTTAGTAATCATTCCTGCCGTTAGGTCTTTCATAAGCTGTCAAAATATTTAGATAAAACAAGCCTGTAACATTGATGCTCCATATACAGTTCATCTTCCATCCTTGCACGGATATCCTGCTTCTGATACGGATTGCTTTTTATCATTTTACCCGTCATCAGTTCCTTTACCTCTTTAACTATTTCAACGGAGTTAAATTTAAGCACTCCCCGGTTGTATAGGATTTTAAAGGCATCAATGCCGAATACAATATTATCCCATTGCCTAAACTTTAGATAACATTCCTTCGCAAGTTCTACCTTCTCATCATCAAGCACCTCTCTTGGCTGCCATTTGCTCTCTTCCTGCTTTGGTTTCATTTCATTTAGCTTCTGCATCCCATACCTGGCGAATGAACGCAGAATACGGTGCAGGTAAAGCATAGAGAAGTTCTGATAAGTTTCTACTTCAATATCCAGTTTGCCTTTAGCAGCTAAATCAAAAGCTAAAGACATTTCACCTATCTTCAGATTCGGGTACTCTTCCATAACGGACTTGTACATATTTACCATCTCATTTTCTGATGGCAATTTTTCGCCCTTCATTCCGAGCATTATCATTCCCTTTAGCAGTTCATCTATGAACAGTCCCATACTGATATCCTTTATCGGTGTACTGGTTCTGCTATGCTTAAACCGCTCAAGGTCTAATGCCTCGCTCTGCGTCAATGATTGCGGCAATCTTGTAGAGGTTTTCTCTCCGTTCATTGTAGTGGTCAATGCTTGACTTAGTGGTATCATTTTTCTTATAGTTTTTTGCGTTCTTAATCCAATTCCTTGTTGCAGCTTTCCAGTCCTTCATTGGGTTTCTTCCTACCTTCCAGCCATTGCTTTCGTAGTAATTGTAAAAGCCTTCTGCTTCTGTTAGGCTGCCAAGTTCTTCAAAGTAATTCTGAACTTCAAATAGTTCAGGTTTGATAAATCTTTTACTTTTATTTTCTATTTTAATATTATCATATATAACTACATTTATATTATCATTTATATTTTCATTTTCATTTTCCATATGTTGTTCATATGATGAAGATATGTTCATCATATCTTCTGTCTTTTTAGCTTTTAGTTTGTTTTGCCTTCTTGATTCAGAATAGTTCCTGCGTTTATCAGCTTCTTCTTTCATCCTTTGGTTATAATAACCTTCTTCAGTTTTAACAAACTTTGACCATATATCTTCATCATATGTTTTACATACGTTCATCATATCACGTTCAGTTAGTATGCCTTTCTGATGCTGATAGCATAGCAATCTGATATACTTACCTACTTGCTCATCTGATAATAAACCTGTGCCTGTTAGGAAATCCGATGTATAGAATAACACCGCCGGGTCTTTTGCCATAAAAAAAAATAGGGGATTTGGTGTAGTGAGTTAACCAATCCCCTTTTATATGTTTGAACCTACAAACATGATTCTGCTCACTACTTCAAAATCATGTCTGCTTACTACAAAGATAAACATTTTATTTTATCTCTGATGATTTTTTTATACGGATAGCGTACAGTTTCCCATCCCTTCCCTTAACTCTTGTACCTGGATGCCTGAAAGCATATAGCTGATTGTAAGGCTTACCAATAAAGTTACTCAAGTCCTTTAAGGATTTGAATACTCTTGCCTGTTCTTTCCTTTCAGGTAATGGAAGTGATAAATCGTAAAGGATATGCGGTACTGCATTCTCTAAACTACTGGATAAAGATTTCATCTGTTATTTTGTTTATCGGGATTAAAACCATTTCGCTTTGCATACCATCTCCGCCTTTCTTTACTGAGCCAAGTTCATAGTATTTACGTGCAATGTTCCT